TTTCATTCGCGGTACTACACTAGATGATTGTATTATCATCGTTGATGAGTGTCAGAACTTGAATTTTCACGAATTAGATAGTATAATTACTAGAGTTGGTGAAAATTGTAAGATCCATTTCTGTGGTGATGCATCGCAGTCAGACCTTATCAAAACCAATGAACGAAATGGTATTCTAGATTTTATGAAAATTATTCAAGCGATGCCTGAATTTGAAAGCGTCGAATTTGGCGTTGAAGATATCGTAAGATCTGGACTTGTCAAGAGTTACATTCTAAACAAAATTAATTTGGGTCTTTGATGTTTCAACATGTTGATATTGAGTTTCCTGCACTGAAACGGGAAACGATTGATGGAGTTCGTTATTACACCGTGGAAGGTAGACCGATGGTATCCATTACCTCGGTCACCTCCCATTTCAATAAAGAAGTCTTTGTAAAATGGCGAGCGAAGGTTGGTGAAGAAGAAGCGAACCGTATTTCTAAACGCTCAACAACCAGGGGAACTAAAACCCACGAACTTATTGAAAACTTTCTTTGGAATAAGGATGTTCCAGATACAGATCCTTTACCAAAAATGTTGTTTACTCAGGCGAAAAAAATCCTGGGGAATATAAATAATATTTACGCTCTTGAGAAATCTTTATACAGTAAAGAGCTAGGTGTCGCAGGAACAGTAGATTGTATTGCTGAGTACACAGGGGAGAATGGTATTCCAGAACTTGCAATTATCGACTTCAAGACTGCAGAAAAACCAAAACCAAAAGCATGGATTGAAAATTATTTTGTGCAAGCAGCAGCGTATGCGTGCATGTTCTATGAAATGACTAATATCCCAGTAAAGAAACTTGTCATTTTAATGACTTGTGAGAATGGGGAAGTTCAGGTTTACGAAGAGTACGATAAGAAACAGTACATGGAAAAACTAGTTACATACATTCAAAAATTTGTGGAGGATAAACTAAATGACTACAAAAAGTGAAATCAAATCTATCATCAAGAGCAAGTTTCTTTGTCAAGATAAATTTACTAATGATATTGAGAATATCGTAAAGGATAATTCTGGTATGAATTATATTGAAGCGATTTGTTTTTATTGTGAGCAAAATAATATTGAAATCGAATCTATTGTAAAACTGATTTCAAAACCACTCAAAGAAAAATTGAAGTGGAATGCAACCAACCTAAATTATTTGAAGAGAACTTCTAAAGCGAAATTTTTTATCTAATGGACAAAGAACTGAAAGCAAAAGTTGAATACATTAGAAGTCTGAAAGGATTTTGGGTCGATAACTTTAAAGAGGTAACTGCTGAGCAAATTGCAGACCTTGAAAAAGAAAGACCCACCACAAGACTTCTTAGTATTCATACTATAAATGGATGCAATCTTTCATGTAGAGGATGTAATCATAATAGCAGTTTGCTTTCAGGAAAAAGTTCTGTAGATATTGATCAATTAATAGAGGATATAGAAAATATTCTTCCTAAAATTTATGTTTGGAGTCACGTCAGTATCATTGGTGGTGAACCATTATTAGAACCCAGAACAAAAGAAGTAACTCGGATCGTTAGAGAGCTTTGTTATGGAGAGCGTGGATTACAACCATGTAATGTAAAATTATTCAGTAATGGATCTAGACTTCTTCAAGAAAAAGAATGGATTGCTGATGAAATGTTAAAAGGTGTTATTTTTAGACTTACATTTCATCGTCCACCATACACTCAATCAGGTAAGAAGGATTGGGAGAATGGATATGAGTTCACTCAATATCTAATTGAACGTGAAGTTGATATTGATAATACGTTTGAGTTGAGTGAAGCATATTTAGAACCAAATAATAAACCAAGAACATGGTTTGATTTAGTAAAATATCAGTTCAATGATGATGAAACAATAAAATATTATCCACATGACGATGGTGATCCAGCATCTAGTTTTAAACATTGTAGTTGTGCTAATTCTCAGTTATATAATGGACATTTATGGAAGTGTCCTATGGTAGCATATCTAAGAGAATCTTTAGCAGCTACAGATCAATTAGAAGATCCTGAGTGGCAGAAATATCTTGAATATAAACCAACCAGCATCGATGACACTGAGCAAGCACTTAGAAGTTCATTCAAAGAAGTTGTAGAACCTGGTTGGATCTGTAACATGTGTCCAAGCAGACCAAAAGTTGAATATGTTGCTAAAATACAATTAAAAGGACAGAAGAAGACAGTTGAAATGTTTAACCCCAAAAATTATGAACCCATTTGATACTTATAAACAGTATCTTGCATTCAAACAGCATTTCACAAGGAAAAATTATGATTACTTTAGATATGCTGGCAAATCTAGAGCAAGTTTGAATTCCTTTTATAAAAGAAAGGACAGATACTTCTTTGAAAAGATGTCAAGGAAGTATAATGATGATGAGATCAAAGCATTCTTTGTTGCTAACTTTGTAGCATGTGACAATCCAGATGCCTTATGGATTGGTGAGATCATTCGATCAGGTGAGACTGTTTATTCTTCTTGGCAAGGAAGGCAGCAGAGCTTGTTCTATCAGTTCAAGCAACACACAGAAGATTTGTTGTCTGAATACAACCTGGAGCAGTTATTTGATGCTTCAAGACAACATCCACCAGTTCTCAAAAATTTCCTGAGCGGGAATATTAGTATCGAAACCCTTACCATCTATGATAAAATATTCCTATTCGGCAATAATCTTGATAAGAAATTGACTGATCCAATTTGGGAAGCGATCAGTCTAAAATTAAAGAAGTACGCACCATTTCTAAATATTTATACCCGTAAGTATAAAGAATACTTGAGGGAGCGACTATCGGAGAAGACGGATGGGTAAATTTTTTCAATCTGAGATTATCCGTGAGGAGATGGAAAGCATCTTCAAAATTCAAAAGGAATTATATGAAGTCATTATTCAGTTTAGTTCATTCAACGACAAAGAAAAGAATGAACATATTGAAAAATTAAAGACACTATTAGATAAACAAGAAGTCATGTGGACAAGACTTTCATTGTCTGATGATCCAGAAGCATTGGAAATGAAAGAGAAAATCAAGATCACATCAGCAGCAATGGGTTTCAAAGATGTTGATATGTCGATCATCTTCAATAACATGAGAAGAACTCTTGAAGGATTACAAAAACGCCTTGACACCCCATAAATAGCGTGTTATGATGTAACAGGTGATCAATCCACCCAATCCAACGAATACAAAAAATCCCATGTCTTTCGCAGATCTAAAGAAACAGTCTCGCCTTGGCAGTTTGACTTCTAAACTGACAACTGAGATCGAAAAAATGAATAAGAGCACTACTGGTGGTGCTGATGATCGTATTTGGAAACCAGAAGTTGATAAAGCAGGTAACGGTTATGCAGTGATCCGTTTTCTACCTGCACCACAAGGTGAAGAACTGCCTTGGGCAAAAGTGTGGTCTCATGCTTTCCAAGGTCCAGGAGGTTGGTATATTGAGAACAGTCTGACCACGCTTGGTGGTAAAGATCCTGTTTCGGAGCACAATCGCATTCTCTGGAACAGTGGTAGTGAAGCAGATAAAGAACAAGCACGTAAGCAGAAGCGTAAACTGACTTACATCAGCAACATCTATGTTGTAAAGGATCCTGCTAATCCTCAGAACGAGGGTAAGGTGTTTCTATTCAAGTTTGGTAAGAAGATCTTTGATAAGATCACTGCCGCTATGCAACCTGAGTATGAAGATGAGCAAGCGATTGATCCGTTTGACTTCTGGCAAGGTGCTAACTTCAAGATGAAGATCAAGAACGTTGCTGGTTATCGTAACTACGACAGTTCTGAGTTTGCAAAACCTGAACCGCTTCTGGATGATGATGATGCACTGGAAGCAATCTGGAAGAAGCAGTATTCTCTTGAAGAGTTTACTCGTCCTGATCAGTTCAAGACTTACGAAGAACTGGAAAAGCGTATGAACAGTGTTCTAAATCCTAACGCTTCCAGTCGTCGTGTTGATCCTGATACGTTCGATGAGGAAGAGGAGATTGTGATGAAGTCTCGTCAACAGATCAAGGAAGAAGAGCGTGTTGTGAAGTCTTCTCCTGCTCCTGCAGCAGATGATGATGACGATGATGCACTGTCATACTTCCAGCGACTTGCTGAAGAGTGATTTGAAAATCACTTTTTAATTACAAAAAAAGCGGGAAAAAAATTCCGCCAAAAAATTGCCAAATAGGTTTTTCGGGAGTTAACGTGGGGATAAAATCCTCAAGTTATCTCCTTTTTTTGTACGCCTATCAATAAACTGGGAACTATCAGTATAAGTCATGATTTCACGCATGTCATCAATTACGGTTTGAATGTAATTTTGTCTTAAAACGTAAATTGTGCGTTTTTCGTCATTTTTTAGAACTTCGTAATCGTAGTTACTGACTGAAGTTACGATATTTGCCCCAGAAAGCACTTTATAGGTGCCAAAGTTGGAATACTTAAACTGGAAGTTTGCATCAACAACTAATCCTGCCTGTAAAAGTAGATTTCCTTCACTATCACGAACTTCTTTGGTTTCGTAATGATGGATTTCTTGCAAACGCTCAGATCCATACTTATCTAATAGATAATTATTCAAATCTGATTGTGACATTGGCCATTCTTCTCTAACATTGATAATATTGTTAGAAATTAGAATAACCCAGTCTAACTGTGAACTACCATATAATTGTTGTGCCACATTGTCTGGACGATTATCTCCAACAATAGCATATTGATCAAATACTACCGCATTTTGGAAAAAATCATCTCTTATTTTAGCACGTTTGAAGAGATTTTTTACACGAACATAATCGTAACTTGAATTACGATTGTCTGAGAATGATGGTAATAGTAGATCTGGGAATAAGTCGAAATATGCCATTTTAGAAACCTATATCGTCGTATCTAAATTGTCCAAATTCAGGAACTTGAGCAGATGGTCCAAAAGCATCAGCAAGGCTAGGATCAATACTACGTGGATCATCTGGAGTATAATAATCTTGTTCAAAGATAGGTGTTAATTCAGTAAATGATAATGTCATATTTGTCCTAACTGGCATTGAAGTTACGTTTGGATCATCATATGACTGATACACACCTTCAGGAGTGAAATTTAAGTCACATGCAGTCAATGCACAAATTTTGAACCTATTTAGACCGTCTATAATATTATTACTATTGCCTCGATATGAAATTCTAAAAACATTTGGTGATGCAAGAAAAATCGTATTATTATTTGCTAGTCTTTTTGCTGCCATTCCCTGCCTAAAAAATCTCATTACACGTCTTGCTGCTTGAGCATCATTTACTCCGATTGGAGCAAATTCAAAGGTAAATGCAAATGATCTTAGTTTAGGTCCATTGAATAATAATTCAAGGTTTGGATTAATCGTTGTTCCTGTTCCTCTTGCAATGAATTGTGCAGGATCTACATTGATACCAAATTTTCCAAGACCATATTGTGCAATGAATGATGACAATAATAATGCAGCAGGTGCATTTCCACCAAATGATCCATTACCTATTTTTGAAAGAAAATCTGCGGTTCCAGTTCCTAGATTTACAAGAGCACCGCCGATATTTCCTTGACTTATCGCTGTATTTACTGTTCCCAAGGCTCCAAAAAATGCAGCAGCTTCCACTGGATTAGCACGATCTTCACCCCAAGATACGCCATTAGAAATAGCTAATTGATTTGGGATTGGTAGTTTTACAAGTCCGATAAATTGTTTTATATTAGAATTTCTTCTTAAACCTCCAGTGATTATATCAAATGGACTAGCCGTTCCTCCACCACCAAGAGGAAAAAGACTTTCTTGTGGTGCTCTATATTGGAATTGTTCTATAAGAACATGATCCTGTGTATTATCATATGATGCGTCTACTGGATACGATA